TATAATTATCGGATGCAGGTGATACAGTTAATTTGCCGGTAAAATCCAGTGTTGAATATGCTTGTACTACTTCCGCTTTAGATGCAACGATTTGGTTAATCATAGTCACTTCTTCATAAGGAAGTGTTATTAAACTACCAGTCAATTTGTATCGAGCAGCATTTCTAGCAGAATCCGTTATACCAGTCGGTTCCATTAATGTAACACCATCCAATACAGATATTGCTCTGCACTCTTTATTTATCGGGTCAATTGCAGTAGATAAATCCGGATTTGATATATCCGAAACACCTAGATTACTAAAATCATCAATCAAGAATCCATTCTTATCCCGTTCAAGTCCAAAACTATCTTTAATGGACATATTCACAGTACTCTTTTCGATTTCATTGAGTACTACTTGCGATTCGACATTATCCAATCTTTGAGCAATACCCTTGAGGTCTTTCATAGTATAATTGAGCACTTGGTCATCAGAGAATACTACATCAGTAGCTGGTACTTTTGTTTTTGGTGCTACGTTAATCGTGGCTAATGTCATACCTGATGCCATTGTGCCACCGATGATATAAGTCATTTCACCTGAACTTGATATACCCAGAGCATCTTTTCTTGGTAAGAAATATGAATAGCTAGTACTCATAGTAGACTCAGATGATAACGGGTCTGATACAGACGCACCAGTTGCAACATTGAATTCTGTGCCATTATCAGAAATTCTACTTCTGAAATCTAAGCAATCTGGCAGATAATATTCTCTTGTACCTATTCTAACTGGTTTCAACATGGCAGCTGGTATAGATGAATATGAATCTATGCTGAAATAATCTCCATCAGAATGGACGAAATATTCAAAGACAACTCGTATCGGCCTCGTAGTAGTTCTACTTGTTTTTATTTTACCGACATCATAAAATTCTGCTCTCTGACCATTATCAAATACGTATTTTGTCGTTATATCAGATTCACCAGCTTCGACATAATTTGTCTTGTCGCTTGGGCTACCTGATTCAGTTATTTTAATGATGCGCAAACAATCTGCTTCGCCTAATGAGATGCTCTTGCTGTAATATTTTTGTAGAGTGGCATTAGTTAATGTTAATACACCAACAGCCAATGATTTACTCTTTTCTTTAGCATAAGAACCTGTTCTTTTTACAAGAACCAATGCCTTGTAATCAGTTACTCCAACCAATCCACCAATTGTCAATGTGGTAGCTGGAACATCAAGTGAATAAGTTGCGTTAATTGGTAATCCACTTGAAACTGCAACAACAATGTGCTCAGTAGGTAAGAAAGTTTCACCATTAGTTAATGTAATATCGTATGATGTACCAACAGTAGTAAATTGATAAGATTTAGTGACGACATATTGCATATCGATGTCACCATTGCTATCTCTCAATGTATTGATAGCAGTAGATGGTAACGTTCTAACATAATCACCCAACGATACTATCTCAGCAACTTCTCTATATAGAGTGCTAGCAGATGCAGAAATATTAACAGATGTAGTTATCGATGTTGGACTTGTGATTGCTGTTACTTTTGCTGATGTTCCACCTGCTACGATTCTATCACCAACAGATAATTCGAAGTCGAAATAAGTACCAACACCAGTCACTGTAGTAGTAGCGGATGTACCAGAACCGCTTAAAGGAATCAACTTGGATACTACCTTTGCGGTGAATGAAACATTAGAAAAAGAATATACATCTCTTGCGAAATTCTTTCCTCTATTTAATTTTATATTAAACAAAAATAATCTATACGTATCCGTTGAACCAGGTGTACCGGAAAGATATTCTAATGACCTAACCCAAGCACTACCAATAGTAGCACCACTTACGTCTAATATATTAACACTAGTCAGATTATCCGTAATCGTTGGTAGCCCAATTACATCTTTGACTATAATATAAGAACCAGCTGGTGTGTATAATTGAGCTTGAGATAATTGTCTAGTATCTCTTGCCTTCGAAATGATAGTAGATGTAGAAGAATTAAATTTAATCTCGAATCCTTGAACGTATGCTTTACCTGGCGAAGTTTCTATTGACATAGAAGTTTCAGCCGCAATGTGGTCGTCTAATATATCACTTGTTATTAATGTAGTTCCTTTATTAGCGAACAATCTCTTATTAGGCACTTGATTCCAGTATATGACACCATCTGATACAATACCATAAGAGTGACTTGGAGCTGAAGAACCTGAATAACCCTGATTCATAGCAATGAATGTTTTACCGGCGTTCGACACCAAATCACCGATGAGATACGGTTTATTAGTAACCCAAGCACCTCTATCATTATTGCGATACTCTGCTGCACTAAAAGAAAATGGTTCGACTACATAATCACCCGATTCATCATAAGTTCTACGAGCTAACCATTTTTCGATTTCAGCATATTTTGTGTCATTTTTCAGATATTCGATTTTACCTGCTTTGACCTTAAGCAAGTCGATGAATTTAACTTCAGCTGTGTCAGCAGATGTATACTCGTATGGTTTTTTAACCAAATCCAATGTTATTTTTAATCGATGTGCGCCGGGCGCATTATAATTGGTGAAGCCGAATGCGTTATCGTTCAACGACTCATCTTCGTTTTCACTTACAATAGATTCCGTATAATCGAGACCAACAACAGCTGATGCTTTGTTAGAATATTTTGATACTGTCACTGTCTGTTTGAGCACTTGGACGAAATATCCATTTACATAATAAACACCTTCACCTATTGTACATATAGAAGCTGAACCTGTATATGCAGTGAGTGGCGAAATTTTGAAAGTCAAACCTGGAATTTCTATACTGGTCAATGTTTCACCAGATAAGAATTCTTGTACCGTACCTGCAGCCGACAAGTATTTAATATAAATCGTAGGCTGATCCGTATCAGTAGAAACATCATAATGCAATACTGTTGCTGTGATACCGTTAGTATCACCCGCGATTGTATTACCAACTAAATCCGAAATATAAGTTTCGATGTTTACTTCGTTATAATTCACTTCAAGTTTCAGGAATTTTACTTTATCATCATAGAATATATGACCCGGAATAACAACTGTTCCATTCTTAAACACATGGTCACCATGTCTCTTCACTTGCTCCTGAAGGATTGTCTGGATTTGTGTTAATTCTCTTGCTTGTACTGGCTTAGCAGGATGAAACAAGATTTTATGATAACCTTTAGATGAATCAAAGTCATCATAATATGGATATGTATTTAGATTAAGCATTTATTGTTCCTGTTATGTTTCTATCGTTATTTATCACGAATTTGTATCCTTCGTTTTGCGGAAACCTTTGTTATTTCCTATCATTGATTTAGACATCTTTGCTTTTGATTCTTCTGAATGTATTCTTCCAGTTAATTTTTCTGAAATTTTACGTTTAAATTCTTCAGACCTTTTAATTCCGGTCAACTTGATCTTATTAGCCGCCCCAATTTTTCGTTTTGTTTCCTCTGACATCGGTTTTCTAATTCTTCTCTTTGCTGCTTCTGACATATTCTTCCTGCCTTCTGCTGGCACTTTCCAAGTTTTGCCTGTCATTGCCATTGCTCTTTTCTTTTTCGTCTCTTCCGATTGTGGTGGAAGAACTCTGTCTTTTAATGCTTGGCGATGTGCTTCAGATTTTGGTCGACCTTTTGATGATATAGATATTTTAGCTTTTGTTTCTTCTGAGTGTTTGTATCCGGATATTCCACCCGCATTCAACCCAGTTTCAATTATAAGATTCGCCCACACATTCGATTCGACAATGTTTTGTTGTTCAGAAAACATTAACGCAAATTTGTTGCACTCTTCCTTGTCGTAAAACAAGCAATACCAAAGTGTTTCTATGTATTCAGAACCGTGGTAGTTATAATGTTTTATCCAATGTTTACCAGAGCCTTTATAATCATCCACATTTTTATTTATCCTATTTGTTTTACCAAAATATAATTTTCCGGTCTTGCTATGTTGTTTTATATACAAATACGTCGGTTTAAAATCAGTCATAAAAATTCCTCCTATGACCTATTTATTGAATTTGTATACCTCAATACTTGATTATAATATTCAAATTTTCAACTTGTAGTTCTGACCGATTTATCGGTGTTCTATATTCAGAATAAATGATATCGCCTGAATGTGTTTGTACTTCTGGGTCACCTATACTAGAAATTGCACTATTACCAGTACCACCAATTGCAGTGATACTCTCGGATAATTGAAAAGAATTGTTTGCACCAAGATTACCTAGATTTTCAGACGATGTTCTAATAATACGAAGGATACCGGTAGTAGAATTGTAATCTACGACTCTTCCCTTTGCGCCAGATGTCGCACCTGTTACAATCGAATCAATCGGATATGCATTTGCTGCGAGACCGATATCGATGCCAATGCTATACGTCGCATCTAATGTAGATGTAGTAGCAATTGTTGATGTACCGAATAATGTAGGATTATATACTAGACTCACTTTGCGATAATCATTTAATATTGTGAAGTCCCCTGAACCTTCTGCACCAGTCAAAATAGAATTAATTAATAAAAATCTAGCAACAGTATCTTTAACTGGGTCTGTTCCTAATCCACTCATAGGTGTATATATGACATCAAATGAAGCACCTGTTCCAACATTAGGAGATATTGTAGCATGAGTGTATCCTGAACCTGGATTGGTTATTTCAATATCACTAATAGAACCACCAGCACCGTATGTAACAGTATATTCTAGGCCTAGACCATCGCCGATTACTTTGAATTCAGCATCAGTTTCTGCATTAGTTACATCTCTTGTACCTGCAATACCACTATTATATCCAGTTCCACCAGACAACACATTAATTACATAAATGCCACCTTTGTGTTGGGCGGCATATCCTTGATGCAACCATTGAGTATAATACGGGTCAGTCGGCGCTGGCGCAATCGAAACAGTTGCAATCGGATGGTAATATTTGCTAGAGAATTTAACCAACTCAGCTGGAGATGTAGTAGCTAAGAATCTCCAATAATATCCGTCTGCTGTTTTAACTACACCAGTATTAACTCCAATTCCTATACCTACTTCAGGAGAATAAATCGAAGGCTGTACGATTCCATTTACTACACTCTGTTTTAAACATACATAGATTGAAAAGTTACTAGTGATAACAAAACACTTTACATCGCCCAAAGATGTTGGAGTCGTAGGTGCTTGATTTGGTCCATTATAAACGGCAGTAATCGAACCATTCCAATCGTGTCGCCAAATGTCATATTTAACATTAGCTTGCCACATTTCTTTGAAAATACCAGGGTATACATCGCTTGATACTACCTTCTTCAATGACAACATATCTTCCCAGTCAGCGTTAATATCTGTTAACGTATTTTCTGGTAGAGGTACTGTGGTGTCTAAATCTGATACTAAATCCCATGGCTGTGAGCGACCAATACCAAGATATAATGATTCTGTATTTAATGAATTGATGAAATTTAAAAGTGCAGTTGTTTTGAAAGTATCTCGGATGATTGCAGCCATATATGTTCCTTTAATTAATCTTCTATTTATTTATCATTAGATAACAACGATATCAGTTTCTGTTGGTGTTATGTAAAACATCATATCAGCATACGTACTATTAACTGCTCTAACATATTCGAGTAATGGAGTGACTCCAGTTATATCTTTTACTATTGGTGCTGATGCAGAAATTGAACCTATTGCAGTAATATCAGCTGTCCAAGGGGCAGAAATAAAAGATGTCATCTTGGCGAAGGCCGGAATAAGTGTAACTTTAAAATTAGCATCAGCAGCTACGACAGTGCGTGTAGCTCTTACATACCAGAAATCACCTACAGATAAAATTTCTATTGTACCTGTACCAGATGTCTTAACTTCTCCTGTTTCTGTATTAAAAACAACTGAAAATGATAATCCACCAATCACACTGTCAGTCAAATCAATCCTAGGATAAGTAAGAGGATTTATTTGTTTCTTTACCATGAAATCTACTGAATATGTTCTACCTGTGGCAGCAACAGGCACAATTTTATAAAGAGTAGCGCTATGTGTAGCATACAAATCAGATAATCTAAACATATTCAATTGATTATCTGGTCCTGCTGAATAATTCTTTATCACCTGAATATTATTAGTCAATACCCATTTAGACCAATCTGGTGTGGCTATAGGAGCACTTGGATATCCATTGATAGTCCTATATACTATTTTGCTCGTCTGAGTTGGAGTCAGATTCTTGACATTATTTATGGACAAATCGACAAAATTAAACTTCGTAAAGTCACCGAACAAATCATCTAATGTCGACCACTCTTGACCAACAGCACTCTCTTGATACATTGCATATATCGAATATATGAACAATGTAGATATAAATTTATTATATCCAATCTCGTTGAGTATATTAGATTCATTCATGGATTGAATCACTACATCACCGAATAATGCAAATCCGGCTGGATGTACTGTTGTTTTAAGTAATTTCTCATAATCTTTTAATGCTCTTCCTGCTTTAACTACATAAGCATAATCCTGGTATCTGTTATTGTCTGCCAGGACTGAAAGATGTTCATTCAATTTACCGACATTATTAATAAACTTGAACTCTCCCCAGCCATTTCCACCTGCAATACTAATGCCTGTTGCACGATTTAAATATTTAATCGTAGCATGTCCGCCGGATTTTTCACCGATTAATACATCCCCAACATCCAAAGAAGCAGACAATTGGTGTACGATATCAGACCCGTCCTCAGTGATGATTAATTTGTCCTGTTGTTCGCTTGCAACAAAAAATATATCAGATGTAATATCGAGCTTAATTAAATTCTTTTCATAATCGAAGCTTATAACCTTTGCGGTAGTACCAGAATCAAATGTAGAGTCTAATACATCGAGTTGCGACTGAGTACCATCTTCTAGTAATAAGAAATCTCCGTTCTCCAATAATATATCAATTGGTGCAGTAACATCTCTATAAGAATTAGATGAAACAGTTATTGTCTCACCAAGTTTAAATGCTGCATTCTCAGCAAGAGTTGCAACAAGTGGAAAAATTGGTATTGGCAATTCATCATAAGATGCACCATTATCCAAAAACGATATTCCTTTGATAGTACCAATATTAGTACCAAACGAGGAGAATTTTGTGCCACTAGCGATAATATCACCTAGTCCGTCATATTTGTTTTCTAAAATCAGAATAGGTGGAGTAGTATATCCACCTCCATTAGACTTTATTGCAACTTTAGATACCGCACCATAATTGCTATCATCTGATAATATCACGGATGGAGTCAATGTATAGCCTGTGCCTGCATTTACAATTGAAACAGAATCAATCGAACCTAGTTTATCAAATGTAAGATTTACATCTGCCCCTTCTCCATCACCAATAATCACTACATCTGCATAAGTATATCCGATACCAGCATTCACAATATTAAAATCCGTTATATGTCTCTTTGTTTTTGCTACGAGTTCTGCACCAGAACCAATAGTAGCTGATAATGTAGGATTTGTGTATCCTGTTCCTTTATTGATAATATCTAATGCTACGATTTTATTATTGCTTATCACTGGTTGAATTTCTGCACCAGTACCAGTTGGGTCTGTTATGATAATGGACGTATAACCTTCTACATAATTTATGCCAGCAGCTATCACTTCGGCTGATGTTATACCAGTTTCTACTATTGGAGTTATAACCGCGCCTGAACCATCGCCAACAACAATTGAAGATGTTCCATATTGATACCCGATGCCAGTAGTTACTACTGTGACATCTGTTATTCTGTTTTTATATACTACCGCTTTCAATGTCGCGCCTGAACCACTCCCAACGACAGATATGATAGTGCTATTCGTATATCCTTGGCCACCCTCGTGTACATTAACTGCTATTATTTTTCCGGCAGAATCCAAAACAGGCAATAATATAGCACCTGAACCAATATTAGCAGTTAATGATATAGGAGTTACTTCCGATTGTGTATAATATCCTGAACCACCATTTGTGATTTGATGTGATACTATCTTACCAGTACCAGAAACAGTCACCGATATATCAGCACTAGTACCAGCATTTACTGATATATTAGCTAAATCTGCTGATACGTATCCTTCACCCTCAGTACTCAGTACACTCTTGATTGTACCATTATCTATAATTGGAGTGAGGGTAGCTTGAATTGCACCCGGTTGACTTGTTGGTGCTGATATTGTTGTACCATAATAATATCCTGTGCCTCCTGATATTATTCTAAATTCTTTCAGGACACCATCTTTGATATTACCTACACCCAACAAATTTATATTAGCATTAATACCATCACCTATGATATTAACTTGGCTCGTAATATCATAACCCCATCCAGAGTTATAGATTGTTACACCTGTTATTACCCCACCAGAAATATTGGCAACACCTACGAAATCATATCCTCCGACAACAGTCAAATATGCATAAGTATATCCTGTACCACCATTCACTATATTGAATGAATTAATTGCACCATCTTTGATAATCGGATTGAATATTGCACCTGTGCCATTACCTGTTATTGTAGCATTTGCTGTTTGATAATAATGTCCTGCATTACCAATGGACGAATTAAGCAATCTAAAATCCATCGATATCTTAGCATCTTCTCCTGTACCTACTTTAGATACGAGTGCATTATCGAAGCAATTTGGCAGACTTTCATACTCGCCTCGAGTTAATATTGATAAACCTGTGATAGTACCTGTGTTATCAGTCGTATTTTGAATTTTTGGGACAGCTGAGAAACCAGTACCGTATTTCTCACTTATCCTAACTGTTGCAGTAGTATATCCTGAACCTCCTCTTACTAATGTAATACCAGTTATTGTACCACTACTCATAATAGGTAAGGCGATTGCACCAGTACCATCACCTATAATCTCAACTGTCGGATTTATATAATTTACCCCAATATTATTTTGTGTAAAAGATACTACAGCACCACCAGATAGATTGGCAGCATAATTAGCACCATAACCATTTACGATTATCGTCAAGTCCTTTGTTGTAATTGTTGGTGAAGTGACTACTTTTATACTTGATATACCACCAGTATTATTAAAGGATGGAACAGCAGAAAATCCACTTATTTTACTTAAGGTAGTAGAATTAATCAGTTCGACTTTTGAATACTTAGGATAATTATTACCACTATGGATTAATTTAATTCCTTTGAATAACCAACCAGTTGATACTGATGTCACTTGTAATCTTGCTGGTGGTGTACCTGTTTTTCTCTTACCATCGAGTACAATCAACTCATCATTTACTGCATAACCCCAACCACCATCTGATATGGTGAATGCATTCAATTCTGTTGTGACAGTAACATTACCATCGATGCCATCTATCTTGTCGACTATGACATTAAGACCATCCCCGCTCGAAGCATCATTGATGATAGTAAGTTTATCTCCGACAGAATATCCATATCCCTTTTTGATGATATTAACGGTGTCGACTCCTCCCGCACCAATATCAGATACTATTGCAGAAGCATTTGTTCCATTACCTGCTAAAAACGAAATTTTATCTCCAGTTGTATAAAGAGAGCCACTATTTTCAAATGCAACACCGACAACGGATTTTGATACTACACCTGTCTCATAATCTGTTTTTGTGTATAAAGAGTCTTCTATGGTTACTGGAAATATATATAATTCACCAGTATTAAATGTACCTGTAATATTGGTCAATTTTACTTTAATGTTGAAGTGGTCAGTTTCTAAGCGCCTGGATACTAGAGATTGAATCACAGCCCTGAAATCAGACCCCAACTGTTTTACTATCAGCGAATTATATGGTCTAGGTTCTTCTGTCTTGGCTGTGAATTCTAATACATCTGTTAGGATGGATACAGGTTTGTAATATTCTTCGATATAATGTAAAGAAGTATCGATGTTATTATGTAGCGCTCTGGATACTCCTTTAGGTACAAATCTTCCTATCACACTTTTATCATTGAGCTTTAGCCAATTTAATATTTTACCATTGTGTGTAGTACTAACACAGCTTTCAATAATAGCAGATGCTGGTGTAGGAAACGTTTGTTCTAATAAAGCATTATCTACTTGTGACCATGGTGTATCAGATTCTATTACGACAGATGCTCTTCGAGAATATTCATTAGCAGATGCTCTGAAAAGCTTATCTGAATTCCAATCTATTTGAATGATTTCACCGTATATAGCATTCATTATGAACTCGAAAGACTCAAGACTACCCTTGGACTTCAAGAATTCAGTAATGTGCTTTGTCATCAGCACCTTGTCTGCGGCCGATGTTGATGGTATTGCATGATATAATGATGATGCTATATGTTCTCTAAATTCATCCGTAGTTAAATCAATATCCCGGTATTCGAGTATATTATGGATAAAATCAGTAGGTTGACCAGCTTGAATCAGCCAATCGTAATAATGCTTTAATAGAGCATAGAATTTTGCATTCTCTTTAGTACGAGATTGTTCTGGTATTTGTGATAATATCACATCTGGGATTGTTGGGGCCAGCTCAATCATTGAATGGTGTCCTTAATTGCTTTTACTTTAATGTTAGATTGTACCAGAGTCAATATTATATTTTGACTTGAATATATGTCTAATGTAGCTGGTTTGACTGACAATTTGAACTTCATGTCATCGACATTAGACATCAATATGTTGTTTAATACAACGTCGCCTGTGATATAATTTATCGTGCCAACATTAGCATGATATATTACGTTTTTACCATTAATAGAATAATATGAGTGAATCTTTCCATTGACGTCCATCAAGAATAATTTATTAGCTAATATACCATCGTTGAATTTTGTACTCTTGAACGTTCCTTTTAATATTTGATTAGAATATGTAAACACAAAGTTATTAGGAGCATAAAGATTCGGTCTAACTTCTTTATTCAATGTAACTATTGTCTCGTTGCTTGTAATCGAATAGTCCGCGGAGTCAATAAGTGACACAAGATTAGAATATCTAAAAACACCCCTAAACTTGTTGATTGAATCGCCTGCATAATTTGTTATAGCATCTTTTACGACATATTCAAGTTCGTATGGAGACAACTGCAAATCAGATACTGAATATTTTAGCGTAGTATCAACTTCAATATTGATATATTCAGGGTCAATAAAATCTATTTT